TATCTAAGTCTCCTAATACATCAAGGCTTTCTAATGTAGTAAATGCCTCTTGTGATGCACTAGCAATAAACTCTAAATCTTGTCCTGATCCTGTACTCCATTTATCAACTGCATAGTTGTATATCAGTAACTTGTTATTAGTTGTTCCTGTTGCTCCTGAACCACGATATGACCATACAACAATACTATTGTTAGGATCTATCGCACTTGTAATACCATCTAAGTTAGATGATAAGTCGTCAAAAAAGAAATTATCAATTTTTCCGTTTCCTATAGGTGTTAATTGTTGTCCACCAGTAAGTTTATAGAAACCATCTTGTGCTAAGAAAAAAACCATGTTTCCATAAGATGCCACAGATTTAGGTGCAAATGCTCCAATGTTATCAGCAATCTTGTCAAACTGAAATACTAATGGCACACCTACATAAGACATTCTATAGATTGCCTTTTCCATGAAG